TGCCAACTTTGCGTTTGCTAGTGCTGTCTCACGGACTGCTTTAGCATCAGCGATTGCATCTTTCAATAGCTTGTTCATTTTTTAAAAAAATTTGGTTTGTTTGTGCGACTATTACGAGAGTCACAATTAGGTTATAATAGGGTGACGCCATATAGACTGATGGCGTATTCCCTTATAGGTAGTCTATAAAACTACCAAACAATAAAATTTACTACAAATTATGCAGCTTTTAGGCCTAATTTTCCTATAAACTCAGCTACTTCTGTTGACTTGATTGATGCCATTGCAGCTTCAAACGCTCCTAATGAAAATTCACCACCGTGAGCTGCTCCAGAAGCTGCGCTTTTGAATGCACCAACTGCTCCCACTCCACTATATACTGCTAATGATGCAATCAATACGTAGTATATTGCTTCAGCTGCTTTTAGCTGCTGAGCTTCATCCTTAATACCTACTTTTCTGAATAGGCCTGTTGTTTTTAGAATCCACTTTAATCCTTTGATATAGGCTTTGTGCCATTTGTGTGTGAACTCTATTATTGTAGTCGCCATCTCCTCTTGGTCTTGTGGTGACTTTGCTTGTCCTGGCTTAAATAACTTTGTGAATAAGTTCACTACTGCTCTAAACGACTTTACTATTAGTTCGACTACCTTTGGAGCTGCTAATAATGCTCCTACAATAGCTACTGCACCCAAAGCCTCATTAAGCTCTGGACTTGATTGATCTACATCTTGTTGTAATTCCTCCTGACTTCTCTCAAGCTCAGCGCCCATTGTCTTAAATGATGCAGCCATTGCTTGATCCAAAGCGCTTATTGCTTTCTTATCTTCTTCTTCTCGAATTACACTTTCTAGTAGGACTTTCAGTTTCATAGTTAGTCTATTATATCGCTAAAGTTTACAAACACATCAACTTCATCTGGTTTAACGGTTACGACCATTCCCTTGCTGTTGATGCTCTTTAATTCTCCTTGGCTGCTAATAAAGTCCGCATTGTTGTACTTCTTTACTCTTCCAATGTTAAATTTAATAGGGTACTTGAGATCTGCTTGTGGCTTTGCGTCGCCTTTTTCTTCTTCACCACCCTCTTCACCAGCTGCAGGCTCTTCCGCTGCTGCGTCGTCTGCTCCCGCTTCTTCTCCACCAGCAGCTGCAAATGGATTCTCTCCACCTGCTGCCTCTTCCTCATCTCCTTCTGCTTCACGCAAAGGCATAAGGTCTCTGAGTTTTATTGTATTAAAGCTCATAGTATCTTCCTAAGTTGTGACCCATTTCTTCATATAAAGACTCTAAGCGTTGTTGTAGTTTAGAAATCTCTTTCACAGTTTGTCCAAACTGCTTATTACCTTCACGCAATGTTTTAAGGTTACGCTTTACTGTGATTTCATCAAACCAGTCTTGAGTCTCTTGTAGAGTAACTGCTTCTGCTTTAGTCACAAGCTCGTTAATTTCCTCAGCTACACGACGTAAGTCTTCAGTACGATAGATTACTGAACCGTATTCGTTGAACTTCTTTACCTCTTCTAGGAAAGCAGCTTTTTCGTTTGTGGTCTTTTTTGGAGAATCTCCTTCAAATCCTTCTAATAATTTCTTTAGTTTCATATCTTATCGTAGTTTATTGAATAGCTCATTAAGTGAATCAATTGCATCTTGAATTTCTTCGCTCAAAGGTCCGTTTTCTTCAATCTTAGCATTCAGCGTAGTTAGCTGTGATACCATCCTTTGAACCTCTCCTTTGAAAGGCTTTACGTGTGTGTAGTCAAACTCCTCTCTTAGGATACTCTGTACTTCCTCACGGATTATTTTTCTTAATTGTTGTGCTTTCATTACATTACTGAGATTATGTCGTTTATTAGTGAGTGTACTTTTGAGTACTTGTTTTGCTTGTTATCGTGTGTTACGGATTCGTTAAGTGGTGACATAAATGCACCTTGTGTTGATGGGTTACTCACTAAGTCCCAACAAACAATTTCAAAGTCGTCTTGTACTTCTACCTTTCCTTCTCCAATGTTTTTAACACTACCCATACCTCTTGAGCTGATTCCTAGACGGATGCCTGATCTCAAAAGCTCTTTTGCAATGTTTCCTGATGGAGTTCCTAAGATTTCAATCTTACCCATTAAGTCATTGCCATCCCACCATAGATCAACTACATTGTGAGATACGTTTTGTAAGTTTACTACTCCAGAATCTGGATGATCTAACTCTCCTAAGGCTCTACGTTCTGCTACAAATACTTGCTTATACTTGTCAGCTTCACGACGTAGTATGTCATCTGGATACTGTCTACCGTTTTGATTGGTAGCATTTGCTCTTTGCATTACTCCTGATAAGATTACCTTACCGTTGTTCTGCTGCATAGACTCGTTGATCTGCTCTGGTGTTACAGAGAGACAACCGATTGAATCTATTAATAGTTTCTTCATGTATATAAATATTAGAAAATCTTCTTCAGATTGTTTACTATGTCTTGTTCTCTATTGATATTTCCTAACTCAACATCTTTGTCAAACCCTTGGTAGACTAACATATCGTTCTCAAGATCAAATGCACTTGGCTCTCCATTAATGGTAACATCGATATTGTGGACATTACCTCTTTTGATAACATCTATATCTTCTACCGGTATGTTAAGTCCAGCAGCCATTAAAAGCTTACCCATTTTATCTTTTAGAGTATTAGCCTCAATCTCCTTTAGGTTTGCAATCGACTTTGTGCGCTTTGTAGCTTCACTTAGTCTCTTGTGTATCTTTAGTAAAGCCTCATTAGTACGTTTCCACAATTTGTCATCGCTAACTTGTGATTCGTTTTTTAACTTTATTGAGTGTTCGAGTATTTTGTTAATCTCCGATATCTTGCGATTAATCTCCAAAATAGCTTCGTTGATTTTCTTATGGTTAGGCATGCTTGCATCCTCCTTAAACTGCTTATAGTTAGCTTCGTTCAAGTCTGGTAGAGACTTCCCTTGGTCTTTGTATCCTATGAAGAAACGCTTCTCTTTTTTAGGCTTTACTATGTAGGTAGTTCCATTTGCTCCAGTAGCCTTAGAGCTACCTTCGTCATTTGGATTTCCAGTAAAAGCTTTTGGTGTAGCGTAAGCTCCGACTGCAGAGCTATCACTTCCTTCTTTTTTAATTTTTCTTAGCTTGGCTAATTTTTTTACGAACTTTTTAGCTTCGTTTAAATCATTTTGTTGCATGCTTTAACTCTTTTAGTAGTTCGTGGTATAGTAACAAAGAGAGAACATTTTCTTCTTTTATTGTTTTTGTCTTTTCGTACTTTTTCATTAGTACGATTGCTTCTGCTAACTTTATCTTAACAACCTTGTCGTTAATACGCTTTGCAGTTTTTTGCAATTCTAACTTCAGAGCATACGCCTCTCTTAAAACAAAATCTCTTAATGATTCTGTATTTGATACGTTGTATATATACTCTTTTAGTATGTTTTGTTGCTTTGGTGATAAGTTTGCGTATTTGCTATTAAACTTATCTACCATAAGCTGATAAGCTAGTAAACGTACATCTTCGTCTTGTTTTCTATACTCGTTCAGTAAGTTAGCCATTTTATCTTGGCTTGCTTTTTTCTTAGTACGAGTGATATTTTCTAAAACAGTAAAACGACTATCCACTAGCTCTGTAGCTTTTGCCACGGACACTCCTTCAAATAATCTGTATACTGATGCAAATAGTTTATAGTTCTGTATCTTTGTGTTAAAGAAAGCGGTTAAATCGTAGTGTTTTTTAATCTCCTTTATTAACTCGTACTTTGCTTTTTTGAGCTCTTCTGCTTTAAGCTTCTTCCTAACTCCCAATATTGTGTTAATAAGCATATTGGCTTTAGCTTCACTCTTATAACTCTCATTAACAAGAGTTTGATACATAACCAACTCCTTTCCTAATTGTGTAGTTGGCTTAAAGTGGTTTTTAAGAATAGCGAGTGCTGGTGACTTATCTACACCTTTCATAGTGTCCGATGTTACCTGTCTCGTAAGTAACTCGAACAAAATAATTGTGTTCTTAATCTTGTTATGGCTCGACTTTTTCATCTAAGTATAAATATGTATTTATTCGGTTAATCGTTTAAAATGTTGGCTTCTGATAACAAATTTGGCTCATCGCTGTCTTTTTCTTTTATTGTCTCCTTCAATGCTGCTTCTTTCAAGGACTTTATTAATGTCCCATACTCTTTAACCTTTTTGCTCTCAGTAACATTTCTAACCGCTTTAGTCCCTAACGGATCCCATCCAAGTGGGTCTATATGCTTTCCATAGGTTCCTGGCTCCTCTGGACGTCCAGCTCCTGGCCAACCTCCATCAGGCATTTTTTCATTATAACCAGGTGGAACTCCTCCGTTACCTTTATACAACGATGCAAGATCGTGTGCAGTACCAAACGACATTCCTGTCTTAACTGGGTCGTTACCCTCTGTTTTGATTTGCTCAAGACGGAATTGTATTTTGTAGTCTTGTACCATGCGCTCTTGCTCCTTTAAAAACTCCTCATCGGACATTTGGAATAAATTCTCATATATCCATTGTCTGCTAAATAACTTCTTATCTATCATATCACCAGCAAGAGTCACTTTGCTGGTCCATACCTCTACTTTTTCTTTTTCGTATACAGACGATCCTACTGTTAGATTCAACTCAAAGTCTACTAATTCTTCATCAGTAAACCCTTGTGCATATAAGTGTATGATTGCAATCTTATACAACTCACTACATATAATGCGTTGGATTCTTTCGATAGTTCTAGCGAAGCGAAAATCTTGTGATGCTAATGTAGCTTTGCCTGAGATATCTTCTTCAAATCCTAAGAAGGCTTTTGGTATTTTAAGACCTCCCAACAAACGAGCTTTCAAATACTCAATGTCAGGAATACTATCGTACTGTATACCTGCTAATGGTTCTACTGAAGTTGCGCTATCTCCACCACGAACTGGAAAGTAGAAGTCTTCAAGTAGGTTCATCATGTTGTACTTCAGGTTATATTGTCCAGTATCAGGATCCACAAATGGAATCTTTTTGATACGGCTAATCATTCCTTCCATGTAAGCATCTACTTCGTTTGGTGGAATGTTTCCAATATCGATTTTAAACACACGCTTGTCCGGAGCACGCATGATTCGGTGAATCAACATCGCATCTTCCATTAAGGTAATCTGTTTCCAAACTTTACGTACTGGTTCAATAATGGAGCGACCGTATGGTAGGAAGTTTGTATCTGTTAGGAGACGAAAGTGTGCAATCTCCCAGTTTTCAAATTCTTCTGTTTGCGTATTAACTACGTGTGATCTTGCAGCTAATGCTGAGAAGTCTCTTTTAAATCGTACTCGTGATGGGTTTTCTGGATCGAATTCTTCTTCGCGGATCATTTCATAAGCTGCAATTGGTTCAACACCAATAACACCATACTTCTCTGCTACATTAAGCTTTAAGAAAAAGTCACCATACTTTAGTAGGTTTCTAGTCCAAGGCCATAGGTTAAATTCTACATTGAGGATGTCATAGAATAAATTATGTAGTACTTTTTGCACCTTCTCATTAGGTGACTTAATAACAAGAATGTTTCCAGTCTCGTCTTTAGTGGTACACTCATCGGCGTAAACATCCAAAGCAGAGGAAATGATACTATCTGTATCCATTGCCTCATAGTCCTTAAATAATTCTAAACGAGTTGCTAAGTGTAACTGTCCGTGATAATAAGAAAATCCCGGCATGTTTTGATACATACGGGAGAATCTATCGACTCTTCGATTTTGTTCAATATTACCGCTGGATTGTACGCGGTCTACATCAATTACTTTAAGCTGGTTTCCTCCTACGTTACGTATAATAACGTCAGTGGAAAACAATCTCTGTAATCTCTGAAATAGAGAAGGATTGTTCTCTGCCATATTTTAAGCGCTTTTAGATAAATATCTCATGTTTATAATAACCACGTTAAATCTTCGCTCTTACCTCCCACATCATGCCTCCAACTTTCGTTTCTTTGCATAGCTCCTGTGTAGATAGTAGCGTTGTTCCTGGTAGCATTTAGTGCAGCTTTTGTGATGTCAATTCCAGCTTGTCTCAATCTCAAAGCTGTATCTCTAACCCAAATACCCTGACACATACATAATACCAAGTCATCGTTATAGCCATTCGCTGCCTGAGCTTTTCCTTCCTTCCAAATGAAAGTAGATAACTCATCCATGAATCGCTTACTTCTGAATATAAGACTTTTCTCGCGGGTTAGCAAATCGAATTTACTAATCGCTAGTGGTCGTATTTTATGAGACATTGTAAATCCAGCAACCATATCCGTCTTATTAACTAAGTCGTATCCTTTTGCTAAAAATACATCAGAATCTAAAACATCGCTCTTGTATGTATAATATAGGTTCTTATAACCTCTATCTATAATTTGTTGAATAGTTGCCCAACCTACGTTGTTATTCTCTACTACAAGTAAGGCATCATTCCATTCTGTGGCAACACTAACAAGCATGTTACCAAAGTCTTTTGTTGTAAGCTGCCCTTTATACTCAGCTACCTGAGCTAGGCTTTCTGCGTCAAGAACATGGAATGCTGAGTAGTCACTTCCGTCACCACGAGCAACGTCAGCTGTTACAATGTAAGTCTTTCTGTAATCTGGTAGTTCCCAAACCCAATAGCCGTTATCGAAGCCTCTCTTTTCAATAGGTTCCATTGCTGTCGTTTGCAAATACCATTGTATAAGGTTTGGATCCACAAGGGTATTACCCGAACTACTAAAATCACAATCACACTCTTGTGCTGCAAGTCTCATTCCTAGCTCGGCGTCCTGTCTATCTCTCCACTCCTGATTTCTTTCTGGATGCACTTGCCAAGGTAATCGAATAGTCTTAAACTTATTTTCACCAGCCTCTGCTCTAATCCAAATCTTATGGAAGAAGTTACCAGTACCGTTTGGAGTTGATAACAATATACCCTGTCCTCCAGTAGATAACGTTTGTTGTAGTGATGCCCATAATTCCTCTGCACCATCTACGAAAGCTGCCTCGTCAATAATAACCAACGATAACGCTTCTGAACGTCCTGATGTTCCTGTACTTGCTACTGCTTTAATTTGAGAGCCGTTTGATAAGCGCATTGAGAGTTTGTTACTTTCAACACACTTCATCTTTAACCAACTTGGTAGATTATCAAACATAACTCGTACCTTTGTTACAAGGTTCTTAGATGTGTTCTGATCAATCGCTACTACAAGTACGTTCTTATCTGTGTGGAATAGAATCAACCACAAGCTGTAAGCAGCAATAAGGGTACTAATACCTAGCTGACGAGACTTTAGGATGATTGCTCTATCGTACTCTAAGAAATGATCCAACGTTTCCTTTTGGTATGGATATAAGTGAAACGGAATCTTACCCCTTGTAGGGTGCTGGATCATACAATACTTATTTGTAAAGTATGATGGATCAGTGGCGCACTTAACGTACTCCTCTTTGATTATCTCTTTGAGAGTCTTTTCTGACATACGTAACTATTGTTTTTTATCAGCTCCTAGTAAGTTAACGGATTCCTCCAGGAGTTAGTTGGTGTTGCATTTGCTCCACCATTCCTACTTTTTCAAGTATGTATTGCATTGTTTCGCCATCTACGTCAATATCCTGTAAGGTCTTAATTACCATCTCAACTTTAGCTGCTACGGCAGGGTCTCCCATAAGCATGGTATTTTCTTCAACCTTAGCTGTGTAGTTCTTATCGATGTAGTTGAAGAATTGCTTCTTCTTATCGCCACTCAAATCTCCGATGGAGCTAATGCCGAACTTATCCATAGCCTTCTTAAAAAACTCTTGGTAAGCCGTGTCTTCTTGTAAACGTTTTACTATGTGTGAAGTTTTCATTATCGTACAGTTTCTGTTTTAACATTTCTAAGAACTTGTAGCTTTGTTTCATTGCTAAATCCCATTGATTCTAGGAATACAATGAACATATCAGTAATTGATTCAGCTGAAGTAAGCTCGCTATCTTGCTTAATTCTTTCTACAAGCTTTTGTGCCATTCTGGTTGCTTTGCTAACCTCTTCTTGTTCTGGCTCTTCTTTAGGTTGTTCTTCTGGTGCTGTTCCGCCCATTTGAGGATTTTGTTCATCCTCCTCTTTTAAAATTGCAGCAATTTCACGACGAACTGCTTTTCTTAATTGTGATTCTGTAATACGCATTGGTGTAGTTTTTAAATAAATATCAGTAAACCTTCTTATACGATAACATTTTTGGCTCATGCAGGTAATCTAGCTTATCAAATCCAAAGTATTTTGCTTTATATTGTGCTTGAGCATACTCATCGTAGTCATATTCTCCATCAAAAAACGGCTTTAAGTCTCTATAAGCTTTGTTCCAATTTGTTTCTGATATGAAGACTTCGCAGAAAGCTATATGACTTTTGTATTGATTAAAGTCGTGGAAGTCGTGTTCGATATGGATCAACTCAACTACTTTATCCTCAGTGATGTAATCCACACAAAAATCAACCATGTACTTTGGTTTTATGTTTAGTACTTTTACTAATCGTGGATATTTTTTACTCAAACGTTTAAGTTGCTCTAAGGCTTCTCCCTCATAAGCATATCTTGTGTTAAGATGGCAGTGATCTAGAAAGATGTGCGGATGTTGTTCCTCTTGCACCATCCAATCCTGGATACATGCTGCTGCGTCTGTTGGACTTCCTGGAACTAGTACGTGTCCTGCAATATTGTTATGTTGGTGATATAGACTCTCTATGTAAGTGAGTTCGTATCCAAATCTATCAAAAAACTCAGGAGCCACTAACCTTTCGAACACAGATTCGTCTGGTAGTGGCTCACTAATATATGGGTGCTGTACTAACTTGTAATCTAGTACTTTAAACATCACTTCTGGTCTTCAATGACTTTTAAAAAGTTTGTTTGTGCTGCTCCAAAGTTTTTCTTGTCTTTGTTGTCAAATGTAATTCTCTCAATTACACCATCCTTTTGCTTCATTGCACAAACTGTTGCATCAAAACGCTCTAATCCAGTTAGAGTGTAAACAATGCCAAAGATAGCAGTCTTCTCTGTTACCTTAGCAATCAACTTAGCATCGCTGATGATCAGATCAAGCATACCAAAGTCTTCTACATCGGCTTCGAAGATCATCTCTTCTCCTTTCATGCCCAAGAACTTGAACATAGGTTTGTATCCGTGTGCTGTTTGAAATTCACGGAAATATGGAAGTCCTACCAGTTCTGGTGTTGACTTATCTTCTTCCACTTCTCGGAGTGGTATGAGGTTCATTAGTTTCATGTCTATAAATAGTTACTTTTTAGAATAAAAGCGAAATAAGATGGATAGACCAAAAAACAATCCCGCTATACAGTACAAAGCGAAATTGGCGCCCCATAGACTGCCAGTTACTTGCATTAGCCAATACTGCACTATATCGAATCCAAGAGGATTGAAGAACAGAGCTGCCATCATGCACCATGTTGCTATGGTTTGATTTGATATTTTCTTGTTGCCTACTATCACCTTCCATTTAAGTGGGGTTTGGTTAAACTTATTTTCCTAGAATCTTGCGAACCTGGTTTCGGATTATCTCACGAATCGTATTTTCCTTTGCGTTAATGTGCAAAGCTGCCATATACTTACGCAAAGCTTCTTTATTGCCGTCTGTGCATCCAACTTTATCTCCTCCATCTTTTTTGTAGACGCAGTATTGGTCTCCTACTTTTCTTGCTGTGTATGGCATTATGCGTTGTTTGTTGTATTTGCTACTCGCTCCATGTCTCCAAAGCCTTCTTCTCCTTTCTCAAACTTAAAACCAAATTTTTTATAGAATGCAATTAGTTGACTCTTGTTTAACCTATTAGCACCAGTACCAAATGGCTCTGCATCTAAGGCAATCGTTACATTGTACCTATCAGCTATGTCCGTTATCTTTTTCATTACACGCTCAGCATTGCCTTGACCACGATCCATAGAGTATAGGCTAGAGAACCATAGACGCCCATCCCAATTTGCTATCTCCACCGAAACATTGCCATCTATAATAAATTCCTTTGGATTAATCGGATTACGCACGCCTAATCTTTTAATTTCATCCACAGCCTTATCTATGTCAGCTGAATTGCTTGGTGTATATTCCTTTAGGAGGTTAGCTAGCTTTATCATATATTACCACTTTCTACAAGACCAGTATCTAGCTTTCCATCTTGGACCTGGTGTGTCGCAACGATGACGAGCTCTGAATGATTTACGTCTTGCTGGGTTTGATTTCTTTATCTTCATGTTAGGATCCCCAAAGTTTACTTTAACAACTTTGTCACCCTTCTTAACATATACTTTGAATTTTTTTACGTCACCTCTCATTGGCTTTCCCAACGGAACCTTACGTCCTTGGTACTCTGCTTCCGTGATTGGAAATTTAC